TTTTACGCTGACAACATCGCATTCTTCACCCTGCAGGGTGATGCAGGATACTCCGGGAGTTTGGAGATCGCACAGATCACGGACGACTTCCGCAAGGACATCCTGGGCGAGGTTGAGGATGCGAACGGCTGCTTAACAGAGGTAGCCAATGCTCCGACTGTGCCGTTTGCATTGCTGTTTCAGTTTGACGGCGACAAAAAGAACACCAGGCACGTGTTGTACAACTGTACTGCGTCCAAACCGAGCATCGGCGGCGAGACCAACACGGAGACGATCACTCCGAAGACTGACACTCTTAACATGACGGCGGCACCGATTCATATCAATGCCCTGAACACTGACGTGTTCAAAAGCCGTGCTCTTGCGGATGATGCTCCGTATAATACATGGTTTAATGCAGTGTACCAGGGAACTGCAGCAGCACCCGGCATCTCTCTGGATGAATCCGAGCTGTCCCTGACTGCAGGCGGTGAGAGTGAAAAGCTGACCGCATACGCAGTCCCGTACGGTTCGGCGGTAACATGGACATCCAGCGACAATGCAGTGGCAGCAGTAAGCGATGGCGTGGTAATCCCGCTGTCCGCAGGCTCTGCAACTATCACGGCGAAGATCACCGTGGGCACAACGGACTACACAGACACCTGCGCGGTGACTGTATCATAAGCAACACAACCATCTGGGCGGGTACGAACCATCGTGCCTGCCCTTTTTCGTAGGAGGGATATATGCAGAAATCAGTCAAGATAGGAGAGACGGAAGTGCTGATGCGTGCAAGCGCAGCGACCGCGATCCGATATAGAAACGTATTCCACGGCGACATTATGAAAGAGCTGATGGAAATGAACCCTGAAAAGATCGATGCAGAGATCATCGAGAAGATACAAAAGCTCGCATTTATTATGGCGAAATCGGCAGAGCGTGCCGATATGACCGCATTGACCGAAGATGATTATATTGAATGGCTCGATGGTTTCGACAGTCTGGATATGATGCAGGCGGCGAAGGACATCGTGACCATCTATCTGGGCGGCAAAGCATCGCAATCGGAATTAAAAAAAAGCGAGATGGCGACAACGATCGAACAATAAACACGGCAATATTTGCATTGAGAGCATTGCAGATCGGGCTAAAAATCAACGATCTGGAAGAGATAGAAGAAGGTTTTGTGATGGATCTGATAATCGAGAGCAACAACGATTATGCAGACAAGGACACGACACGGAACGCAACACAGGAAGACTTCGACAGGTGGTAGAGAATGGCGAAGAATAGGATCAAAGGCATAACAATCGAGATTGATGGCAATACTACGCAGTTGAGCAACTCGCTGAAAGATGTCAACAGCAAGCTGAAAGACACACAGTCAGCACTCAAGGACGTTGACAGTCTGCTGAAAATGGATCCTGGCAACGTGGAGTTGCTTGCACAAAAGCAGCAATATTTGACCGAAGCGATTGATGCGACCAAGGAAAAGCTTGAACAGGAGAAGCTGGCACTCGAGCAGATGAAGGCCAACAACTCGACCGGAGAAATCAGCGAAGAACAGCGTGCCCTGGAACGCGAGATCGTAGAAACCGAAGCATCTCTTGAAAGTCTCGAAAGCGAGATGAAGACGTTTGGCGATACCGGCACTAAGGAAGTGAAATCGGTCGCACAGTCTATGGAAGAAGTCGGCAACAAAGTTTCTGAAGCTGGCGAGAAGATGACCGCGGTCGGCGATAATCTGACCAAGTATGTCACCGGACCGATCGTGGCAGCAGGTGCGGCATCGATGGCGGCGTGGACGGAAGTCGACAGTGCCATGGACATCGTCATCAAGAAGACCGGCGCGGCAGGAGATACGCTCGAAAAGCTCGGAGACTCTGTTAATACCATCGCAACCACCGTGCCGACATCGTTTGAAAATGCGGCGACAGCAGTCGGCGAAGTCAACACACGATTCGGGGTGATGGGCGATGATCTGACGGACCTGTCTACGAAGTTTATTAAATTTGCAGAGATAGCGGACACGGATCTGAACGGTTCCATCGGTTCCACGTCACGTATTCTGCAGCAGTTTGGCCTCGAAGCGAGTGACATCGACCAGATACTCGATGCATTGGCGGCGACCGGACAGGCTACCGGAGCAGATGTTGGAAAGCTGATGCAGGTCATCGAGAAAAATGGCAACGTGCTCCGGAATATGGAGCTGGGCATCGGTGACTCTGTGGCACTGTTGGGAAGTTTTGAACAGGCCGGAATTGATGCACAGGATGCATTGTCAGGACTTTCCAAAGCATCAATAAACTGGAAAAGAGACGGCAAATCGGTCACAGAAGGACTTGATGAGCTGATTAAAAAGCTGAATGACGGAGAAGTGACCGCGGAAGACTATGCGGATGCGATCGATGTCTTCGGCACAAAGGCGGCGGATAAATTCGTGGATATGGCATCCAGCGGACGGTTCTCCCTGGATAATTTGAGCGGTGATATGTCGCAGTTTGACGGCACCGTATCAAATACTTTTGACGGCATCAAGAACCCTGTGGACAATCTGACAACGGTTTTCAACGAGTTGAAAATCACCGGCGCGGACATCGCTGCAACAATGCAGGAATTGTTAGTGCCTGCTCTGGAAAAGATCAACGAACTGGCAAAGAAAGCAAAAGATGCTTGGGTTGGCTTGGATAAGTCCGAGAAAGAACAGATTGTGAAGATCGCAGGCATCGCCGCGGCAATCGGGCCATTGTTGTCTGTCGGTGGGCGTTTGGTTTCCGGCATTGGCAACGTCATCACGATGGCTCCAAAGATCGGCACAGCGCTCACGGCGCTCACAGGACCAGTCGGCATTGTGGTCGCTGCCATTGCAGCTCTTGCGGCGGCATTTGCGGCACTGTGGTCATCGGATGAGGGCTTCCGGAATGATATCTCCGGAATATTTAACGAGATACAGCTATCCGCCCAGCCACTGCTCGATGCGCTGGGAGAACTGTGGACAGCGTTCCAGGAACTGATGCAAGCACTCTGGGCAGCGTTCGGTTCCGACATCGTCCAGATGGTCAAGACAGTCGTCATTGATGGAATCATCCCACAGCTGCAGACATTTATTGATTTTATCATAAATGTTGTAAATCTTGTGAAAGACCTTGTAAACGGCGACTGGACTGCGGCTTGGGAAGACTTAAAGCGCATCGCCACGAACCTTGTGGAGCTGACGATCCGGACAGTCATCATCTTCTTCGAAGGTTTCATGAAGACATCGATCCAAATCTTTTGGAAGATCGTGGCCGGAATCGGTGAAGCACTGCTGGAACTTGGTGCAAGCATCCGCGAGAAGATTGACGAGATCGTGTATGAGGCGATTGAGTTCTGGGGTGATCTGTTAAAGCAGACGCTGGAAATCTTCCAGCAGATCTGGGACGGCATCGTGGAGAAGGTGACAGGAATCAAGGATGCGATCGTGAACGGAGTGAGCGAGGCTGTGCAGTTTCTTGCTGACCTGCCGGGCAAGGCTCTCACGTGGGGACGCGACATGATTGAGAATTTTATCAACGGCATCAAGGAGAAGGTCGGAGCATTGACGGAAGAGCTTGCGGCGACTGCAGAAGAGATTGCGGCATATCTCGGGTTCAGCGAACCGGAAAAAGGCCCCCTGTCGGACTTTCACACCTACGCGCCGGATATGATGGACCTGTTCGCCAAAGGCATACGGGATAACATCCCGGAAGTCCGGAAAGCTGCAGAGGATATGGCGGCAGCAGTTGCACAGCCCGTTAATGCATCTACACTGACGTTTAATATTGCGAACACCATCAACGGAGCACCAGGCCAAAACATCAACGACCTGGCGATCGCGGTAGACCGTAGGATCACGACAAGCGTAGCACAAAGGAGATCGGCATGGGCCTGAACTCATTGACATTTAATAACATCAACAGCCTGCAATATGGCGTATATATCAGCGGGACGGGGGTGTTTAACTCTCCCGCCCGTGATCGTGAAATGATCGAGGTGCCCGGAAAGAACGGCGACATCATCATTGACCACGGAAGATATCGGAACATAGAGATCACATATCCGGCGTTTATTGTGAAAGATTTTAAGGCAAACCTGACATCGTGGGCGAATAAACTGCTGGAACCGCTGAACTACGTGCGGCTCTCGGACACCTACCACCCGGATGAGTTCCGCCTTGCTGTGCTGTCACAAGGAATGGTGGTCGATCCGGTGAGATGGTTGGCTGCGGGGAGCTTCGACATTGTATTCAACTGCAGGCCGGAGCGGTTCTTGACCAACGGCGAAGTGGTGATGAGCTTTAATGCAAGCGGGAATATAACAAACGCGACAGATATGCCATCAAGACCGCTGATCCGTGTGTATGGTGATGGCAGTATCACCGTGAACGGCACGGAGATCGAAATTGCACCGCACAGCTACACGTATATAGACATTGATTGCGATTTGCAGGAGGCTTTCTTTGGCTCCCAAAATGCAAATAGCTATATTTCCTTGGATGAGTTCCCAAAACTCGACAGCGGGGCAAATAGCATTGTTTTGGACGGTGTGACAAGAGTTGAGATCACGCCGAGATGGTGGAGGCTGTAAATGTTTCCTATACTCTACGGAGCGAATGAACAAAATTTTACATCAAACGGACTTGGAAGACTTGCGGATGCCATCTCCTGTATTGTGGAAGAGGAACGGAATGGAATCTATGAATTGACGATGGAATATCCTGTCGGCGGTCGGCACTTTGGGCAGTTAATGATGAGTAATATCATATACTGCCGTGCAAACCAACAACCGAAGAAGCAGGCATTCCGCATTTATGAGGTGACTGACGCGATTGATGGTGTATCTACCATCAGAGCACAGCATATATCCTACCAGCTCACAGCTATACCGGTTGAGCCGTTTGTCGCGGACAATCCGGCGGATGCTGTGAGCCTTTTAAGTATGCGCAGTGTAGTCCCTAACCCGTTTACCTTTGATACAGACGTGGAAGAGGGAGAATTTAACACGGAAGTCGTTGACAGCTGCAGGGCAATCATCGGCGGCATTGATGACAATCTGCTGGCCAGATGGGGAGCAGAGGTCGAGTGGGACATGTACGATGTGCATATCTGGCAGGAGCGCGGACAGAACCGGGGCAAGGTGGTCCGATATGGCAAAAACGTCACGGACATCACCCAGGAGCAGAGCATTGAGGATACATACACAGGCATATATCCCTACTACAACAGCGATGGAGACTATGTTGATCTTACGGAGAAAGTGCTTCTTGCACCGACAGCAGCCTTGTATCCGTATCCGCGCATAATGCCCGTAGATTTCACCCCGAGTTTCGCCAGCGTTCCGGATGAGGCAGCACTGCGGGCAAAAGCGGAGGAATATCTGGCAGCATCGTCCATCGGTCTGCCGAGGGTGTCGATTGATGTGTCATACGTAGACGATACGGACATATCCATCCCGATCTACCTGTGTGATACGGTCAAGGTGATCTTTGAGCCGTTAGGTATCAGTACGATGGCCAAGGTGTCGCGGCTGTCCTGGAATGTATTGCTGGATCGATACGAGTCGGCCACGATCGGCGTGGAGTTTGAGGATGTAGCAAGCACGGTCGAGCAGGTATCCAAGAGCAGCGAGACAAAAGCGGTCAAACAGGCCGAGAAAAAGATCCGGGAGTCCGAAGCACAGACACAGCAAAAGATCGACCAGATCACATACGATTATGTGGAACCGCAGACCAAGAGCACGGCAAGCATTGCAGATGGCAGCAGTGCAATCGTGATGGCGGCATATTTTAATCTGACGGAATCCACAAGGGCGAGGTTCTGCAGCACGGTCAACTTCCACATTGCACAGACAGCATCAGGAACTCCGGCCACGTTGACAGTGCTGTATGCAGTGGACGGGGTGCAACAGCCCGCACTCACGCAAACATACGAGACCGGCGATCACATCATGACGTTGGACTTCCTGACCGGAAACCTGGCAGCAGGCGATCACGTCTTTGGTGTGGCTTTCGGAATGGTAGGAGGTACGCTGTCATGATTATTTCAAGCGCATATATATTCGCAAAACAGATAAAATCCGCCGAAGTTCCGGGACTTGATGTCGTATGGTTTAACAGCAAGGATACAAGCCCGATGCAGTCATTCGGGAATAACAGCAATCCATTCATACGCAGAGAGACGACCGGATCATATTGGACGAGTTTCGTAAGGCGACAGAGCAGCAATTATTCGGAGCCGCCTGCGGATTTTATCGGTCTCGATGCAACACCGATGAATATGTCGGATTTGCCGTGGGAGCTTGAAATCACACTGGTAGACAGCAACGGCGAAGATACAGAATACAGATTGCGGTATAAGGCGGAAGTAACATCAAGCAATACTGTAACAGTCTCTTGTGAATTTGGGCACATGACAGATGGGGTATTTAGTCCCGTACATTCTGATTCACCTGGAGCCATAACAAGGGATGGGACGGATCAATCCTTGCAATGGTATCTGTTTACGGGAGCAGGTGCATTCCTTGGCAATCGTGCAGGTAGCACGACAATAACAAATGTGTCATATATCGGAGTTATTGCGGCAGGTAAGACATCAGGCGGTACGAGGTTTGTGGACGTGAGCGGATCGTCTTGCGATTTGACAAAAATAGCAACGTATGACGCGTATTTACCACAAGACAGATTAAGCGACTAAAGGAGGAAATCAAAATGAAGTTGACCAAAAGCGAACTGATCTATGAAGCAGAGCAGAACTACATCAAGGCGACATTTTTCGCGGATGAAACGCCGAACACGATGCCGGTGCCTGCGGATGTGCCTGGATGTGATAGCACATGGAAATTTACCCCGGACTCGGTGGTGTATGTAACAAGCACCGGTGATGTGTATCTGGCAGGCGTTGACAATACGTGGTATAAGCAGTAAGCAGTAAGGAGGGCGTGGAGATGGCAGAAGATAGAATGTTGAGCGATGAGATACTGCTTGGACTTATCAAGGCAAATAGCGGCGGCGGTGGCGGTGGAACCAACAACTACAACGATTTGTCGAACCAGCCGAAGATTAACGGCAATACGCTGATCGGGAACAAGACCGCCAGTGATTTAGGTCTTGTTGCGGCAGAGGAAGGCAAAGGTCTGTCCGAGAATGATTACACGGATGCTGACAAGGCTATCGTTGGCGGTGTAACGGCGGCATTGGCTGGCAAAGCCGACAAGTCAGCCGTAAAGAATGAGTTTATCGGCACGACAGCGGAATGGAACGCACTTACCACTGCCCAGAAAAAGGAATACGACACATATCAGATCACGGATGATTATTCCGAAGCGTTGATGCCGAACTACTCTACCACGGCGCAAAAAACCGGGCAGAAATGGATTGATGGGAAAGACGTGTATATGGTTGTGTATCAGCCATCGTCTGCCGTTGTTGTCGCAAATAATAACTGGACAGACATTGGGATGAGTGCCAGCGGAATAGGAACGCTTTTGGAAATCACTGGAATTGCCGCAGATGGTGCTTGTTGTGCTATGGTCGGCGCAAAAGACAATGGCAAGATTATCTGTCTTGCAGGTCGCCAGGATGGAACATTTATTGTGGTGGCATTTATTGTTAAGTATGTCGAGCAGAGCGTATAAAGAAAGGAGAATACTATGAGCGTAGGAGCAGTAAATAAACAGACGGGCGCTCGCATCCCCACAGCAGGGATGCCAGCGATAGATGATGCACTGGACTTGACGAGTGTCAATCCCGTGCAGAACGCAGTTATCACGGCGGCACTTGCATTAAAGCAGGACAAGACCGACAACAATCTGGACACCGAAGCAAAAACCATCGTTGGAGCAATCAACGAGCATGAGAGTGATATTGATTCATTAAAGAGTGGTTTAACTAATCACGAAAATAAAAATAATGTTGTCATCGGCTGGGATAATCGTAACTTGTGGGATGAACAAGGTGAACAAGGTATTTATAACACTGAAACCGGAGAAAAGGGCACTGGTAATAATTTCAGGTGCAAAAATTACATACCTTGTGAACCTGAAACAAACTACTATATGGTTAAACCAAATATAGGCTGTTATGTTTTGTTTTATACAAATACAAAGCAATTTATTAGGAGTATTTCTCTTAACGCAGATTCACATGTTGTGACAACGCCACAGAATGCCGAATATATTACGTTTTATATGTTTTTGGCGTATGGCACTACATATAATAATGATATTTCATTTAATGCAGACAATACTGATACGGTATACCATAAATATCACCAAGTTATCGGGGACACTTTAACAGAATTGGGCGTTGCGTTGAGCGTGCCGGATGGGACAGGTAAAAATATTCTTCCAATGACTTTGGATGGGATAAAGGCAAAGAATACTACTGGAATGTGGAATAATAACGAGTATACTGCAAACGATCTTACATTTACAATTAATACAGATAACAATGGTTATATTACTGGAATAACTATAAATGGGACAGCTTCAGCAGAAACTAGTCTTGTAATTATGGATTACATTGCATATCCATATAATACTTCTTTAACTGTAAGTGGATGCCCTGCTGGTGGAAGCGATCAAACATATAATTTGCAATGGTGGCTCAATGGTGTTGGGACAAAATTAGATTTAGGTGATGGCGTAACATTTACAACACCAGGAGAAAGTAAAGCTAATAGTTGCGTTATAAATATAAAAAACGGCATTTCAATGAATAATGCTACATACTACCCTATGATCCGCCTCGCATCCATCACCGATCCCACCTTTGCCCCCTACATCCCGTCAGTAGAGAGCAGGATCGAGGCGGTGGAGAGTGGTTTAACTAACGTAGCATCAAAGGTACCTATTAGGGGGGATTTTACGGTTGCTTGTAATGCCGGAGTTAATGTATTCCATCGCGATAGTATAATATTAGTTAGAGGACGTATACCGACGAGTGCTTTTGATAATTGTTTATTTAACATAAGTAATCATGGTGCTGAAGCTAATTGTCCTAATACTATTGAAACTGATGGAAATGATATCCTTATCAATGCCAAATCAGCACAAAATTTGCGTGTAACTTGGCTTGATATGAGTAACATCCCTAAATACTCTGTTAGTTAATTAAAGGGCAGATTAACGAACGATGCCCCGTGGGTGACTACGGGGCTATGAGGGAGAGACGATGGACAATATCAAAAAAGTGCAAGCAGTATTGATCGGAGTGCTGGCAGCCGTGAACGGCTTTCTGGGCAACCTTGCGGTCCCTGTGTATGTATTACTTGCGTGTAACATCATCGACTATATAACGGCACTGATTGCGGCCCCGAAACGCGGAGAGCAGATTGACAGTTTGAAGGGATTCAACGGCCTCAAAAAGAAGGTCCTCATGTATCTGCTGATTGCTGTTGGCTGGCTGATCGATACTCTGGTCAACTACGCGGCGCAGCAGGTCAGGCCGGACTTCCGACAGCCGTATATCGTGGCGGTCGTAGTCGCTCTCTGGCTGGCTTTTAATGAGATGCTGTCAATTATCGAGAATGTGGCAGATGCTGATGGACCGGTACCGCCATTCTTGAGAAAACTGATCAAAAATCTAAAGAAAAAGACCGAGGATGTAACGGAGACAGGAGGCGATGATGAGCGAAAGTAGTCTGGTAACATATCGACATCTTACGCGGAACTACAGCCGCAGGACAGCACCGATCAGCAAGATCACGATCCACCACGCTGCAGGGGTAGGAACTGCAAAGAGCATCGTAGATTCATTTATTCCGGCCAAGCGCAAGGCATCTGCAAATTACGTGATAGGTAATGAGGGAGACATTGGTCAGAGCGTGCTGGAATGCAATAGACCATGGACATCGTCATCATCCTGGAACGACAACCAGGCGATCACCATAGAAGTGAGCAACAGCCAGAGCGGCGGAGAGTGGCCGATCAGTGACGCGGCATATCGCTCTCTGATTGATTTATGTGTGGATATCTGCCAGCGGAATGGCATCAAAACGGTCAATTATAACGGAACCAAGAACGGAGTGCTGACAGAGCATCGGATGTTCGCGGCGACTCTATGCCCTGGGCCGTATATCCACAATCTGCTGGTCAATGGATCCATCGCATCGCAGATCAATGCACGGCTCCGGCCACAGGCTATCTCTGATCGGATATATGAGGGCATCGATCTGTCGCCGGTATTCAATGCGACATACTACGGCGGACGGTATCCGGATCTGCTGGCGGCTGGTCTCAAGTCACCGGATCAGCTCTGGATGCATTTCATCACGTTCGGGATGTGTGAAGCTCGACAGGCATCGGCGGACTTCTCTCCGGTAACATACCGCAATACCAATCCGGACCTGAATGCGGCATTCGGCGATGACTGGGAGGCATACTACAAGCACTATTGTATGTGCGGCAAGGCCGAGATCGAGAGCGGACAGCGAAAGCGGATGTATTAAATTGGTAGAAAATAGACTTTCGTGTCCATAAAATTGTCCACGAACTTCTGAAACACAATACTGACGGGCGTTTTAAGACTTTTGTAGACATTTTCGAACCCTGTTGGTCCCATAGTAAATTAAAGGCTGTAAATCCGATAAATTCGGGCTTACAGCTCTTTTTTTATGCGTAAAATGTAAAGTTTTGATAGCACGATGAAATGGGCATTTTACAAAATTTTGTCCACAGATTTGTCCATGAATTTGTCCATGGACAATTATCCGATAATTTTGGAAATGTCATCCGATGCTCTCTGCTTGGCGGCATCCATGTCCATGGCGTGCTGGTAGATGGTTTTCATAATGTTGTCGGTAGACCATCCGCCGAGAGCCTGCACTTGCTTGTCGGAGTATCCGAGATCGTGGAGATACGATGCGAAGAAATGACGGAGAGCATGCAGACGGAAGT